TGCAAAGGAAATTGGGTGGCCGTACTGGATGAGTGAAGTCGTTGGCGAAGACGCGAATGACGCGCACCAGCGAGCCGGTTTGTTCAAGTTGGCAATGGGACTGAGGGTTGCGATGCGATGTTGATTTTTCGCCTTGCCTGCCCCAAAGCCAGAGAGGGACATGCGGTTATCCAAGCACCGCAGCAGACAAGGCCATAGCACCGCGCCGGGGGACATGGTTTAACCACGGCGGCGCGGGAAGACCCCCTACCGTGGGAAAGACAAGGAAGCAGGGGTAAGGGTGGCGAAGCTAGCGCCCGATTGTCGAACGGCTGGCGGGTCATGGCGGCTCCGAAAAGCAGGCATGTGAAGGCTCTCCCAGGATGGGCTGAGTCTTGCTCACCAAAAAGCAGATGTATGGGGGATGAGTAGAGATGGGTTGTCTTATATGCTTGAAAACGGTAGCTACTGAAACGATAGCGTTTACTATGAAACTGAGAGCAAATTTGGGTTCTGATTTGGCGCTGCTGACGCTGGGGGAGCCACTTTGACCGAATCTGAGATTCTGGCCGCGCTGTCCGATGGCCCGAAAACAATCACCGACCTGGCCGGAGGCTCGCTCGCCTACAGCGTGCGCCAGCCCATCCGTGAGGCCATCGACGCCATGCTGGCCGATGGCCGGATACGCCCTATCGGCCTGGGCCGCTCGCGCTGCTTTGTGGCCGCTGGCTGGCGCGTGACGGACGCATGGTTTGTCCAGTACGTCGGGCTCAGGATGCGCCGCGAGGGCACGCACCAGGTATGGACTGGCAACTGGGACTACTGGCATCGGGCTGTGCTGCAGATCGACGGCGGGCGCTACGACGTGCGGCGCACGCTGTACCGCATCCGCACCGGCAAAACGCTGGGCACGCGCGACACGGTGCGCGCGAAGTGCGAGCACGAGACATGCATGGCGCCGGCCTGCCAGGTGGTGCACAAGGCAAAGGGCAGAAAAGGGCCAAAGCACAGCGTTGCCACCAAGGCCAAGCTGGCCGCAGCCAAGCGCAGTCGGTCGAAATACGGTGCCGATCTGGTGGCGCAGGTCAAGGCCAGCACCAAGAGCTACAAGCAAATCGCGCGCGAAACGGGGATGAAGCTGTCCACGGTGGGGGCGATCAAGGGCGGGCGTCTGTGGAAGGACTACAGCAGCCCATGGGCGGGGATGGGGGCGCGATGACCGAGCAAGAGCACATGCGCCGCTGCTTGATCCGCACCTTGCTGCGCCGCCACCGTGAGCGCGGCACCGAATGGCTGCGCGGGTACGTCAAAAACTGGCGCATGTGGGCAGAGGAGCTTCGCGTCGATTTCTGGAAGCAGCAGCGGGCCGGCAACGATGGGGAGCATGGGAAATGGCTGTGAAGCAGCGCAAGTGCAAAAACTGCCGCCAGCCCTTCACGCCGGCCCGGTCAACGCAAACGGCCTGCGGGATCGACTGCGCCATGCAGCTTGCGCACGAGCGGAAGGTGAAGCTGGCCGAGTGCGACAGGCTCGATACCGTGCGCAAAGACCGGGCGCGCAAGGCGAAGCTGAAAACCAGGCGCGAATGGGAGAAAGAGGCTCAATCGGCCTTCAATGCCTACATCCGCGCGCGTGACGCCGGCCAGCCGTGCATCTGCTGCGGTCTGCCGCTGTCCGCTTGTGACGTGGGCGGTCACTACGACTGCGGCCACTACCGCAGCACCGGCAGCGCGCCGCACCTGCGGTTTCACGAGGACAACGCCCACGCCCAGCGCAAGCAATGCAACCGCTGGGGCGCGGGCCGGGCGGTTGACTACCGGCTTGGGCTGATCGCGCGTATCGGGCTGGCGCGGGTTGAGGCGCTGGAGGCTGACCAGGAGCCGCGCAAGTACACGGCTGACGAACTGCGGGCCATCCGGGATTTGTACCGCGCGAAGCTGCGCGAGCTGGTGAAGGAGCGGGCGAATGTCTGAATTGGTGGCCCCTTTCCCGTACTTTGGTGGCAAGTCTCGCGCTGCCGATCAGGTGTGGCAAGCGTTTGGCGAAGTCGATAACTACGTCGAGCCCTTTGCCGGTAGCGCCGCGATGCTGCTGGCTGCTCCCGATGGCAAGCGGGTTGAAACTATCAACGATTTTGACGGTTTCATCGCAAATTTCTGGCGAGCTGTCGCGCACGATGCCGACGCGGTGGCGTTTCATGCCGACTGGCCGTGCAACGAAAACGACCTGTTTTCCCGTCATTCTTGGCTGGTGCGACAGCGCAAAAACATGACCGAGCGCTTGCACGCCGACCCGGACTGGTACGACGCGAAGATTGCCGGCTGGTGGTGCTGGGGGGCTTGCAACTGGATCGGCTCAGGCTGGTGTAGCGGCACGGGGCCGTGGGTTCACGATGGCGAGCGGCTGGTGAAAGGCAACGCCGGGCGAGGCATCAACCGCCAACTCCCGCATTTGGGCGACGCCGGGCAGGGCATCAACCGCCAACTCCCGCATTTGGGCGACGCCGGGCAGGGCATCAATCGGCAGCTCCCGCATTTGAGCGCCGGGCGAGGCGAGCATCCGCGCACCGCATTCATCCGCGATTGGATGCGCGCGCTACAAGAGCGGATGCGCGACGTTCGAGTGACGTGTGGGGACTGGAGACGGGTTGTAAAAGATTCCGTCACCACGCGCCACGGCGTTACTGGGCTGTTCCTCGATCCGCCATACGAGAAGGGCGCGATGGATTACGGCAACGGCGGTATGGGGCTTGGCATTGCCGATGATGTTCGCGCCTGGTGCGCGGAAAACGGCTACAACCGCAAGCTGCGGATCGTGCTTTGCGGCCACGCTGGCGAACACGACGCCTTGTTGGATCACGGTTGGCATATCCGCAAATGGACGGCCCGCAAAGGCTATGCACTGACCGACGAAGCGGTGCAAAACAGCGCCAGCGAAAGGCTGTGGTGCAGTCCGCATTGCGAGCGCGAGGTGCCTGAGATTGCGGATTTGTTTGCGGAGGCCGCCAATGCCTGACCGCTTCACCGCCCGGCTATGGGGCCATGTGCAGGCGCATCAGGCTATCGAGGCCGCATGGCGCTACGCCAAGCCAATGCTGCTGGCTGAACATCGGCTGGTGCTTGAGGTGCGGCCCGAGAGCCGCACGCTCGATCAGAACGCCCACTTCCACGCCCTGTGCGGGGACATCGCGCGTTCAGGGATTGAGTGGTTCGGCAAGCCCCGAAAAGCCGATGAATGGAAGGTGCTGCTGGTGAGCGGCCACGCCAAGGCCACCAAGCAGGAAGCCGATGTGGTGCCAGGCCTTGAGGGTGAGCTGGTGAACCTGCGCGAAAGCACGGCGCGAATGAGCCGCCAGCGCGCCAGCAGCTTGATCGAATACACGCTGGCGTTTTGTGCCGAGCACGGCGTAGAGCTGCGCGATTCGCGGCAATGGGAAATCAATCCAGAGACGGGGAAAATCACTTGAACGAACCGCGCACCATCGAAGAGCAATACACCAGCGCCGGCAACGCCGATGATTTGACCGTCACATCAGAACGACGCTCAGATGCGGATGTGCTGATCGCCAGTGGCTGGACACCTGGCCTGCTGGGCGGCGCGTTGATGCGCCTGCACAGTGAATGGGACGGCGCGGCAAAGAAGCGGAGCATGGACGAAACCGAAGCCTTCCTGCTGTTCAGCCAGCTCAAAACGCTGCGCCGCGCGGTTGACGGTGTAGCCGCATGGGCCGAGCGCAAGGGCCACAAGGAGCCGCGCACGCTGGCCAATGCGGTGCTGATCTACTGGCTACATGACAACTGCCAGCACTGTGAAGGACGCGGCCATGAGGTGATTCATGGCTCGCCGGTGCTTGGCCGGCAGTGCCGCAAGTGCGGCGGCAGTGGCAAGCGGCATTCTCCCGGTGGTGAACTGGGCAAGGCGGCGCTGAACATGATGGACGAATGTATCCACGTCGCGCGACAGTCCATGCGATTGCGTTTGCGAAACATGCTGTAGTACAATGCGCCACCGATGGCACTGGCAACAAGTCGGCCAGTCACGCGGTGAATCTCTGTCGAACGGCTGGTGGTTGCAACGTAGGCGCCACCGGAAGCAAGCGATAGCCGAACTCGCCCTGAAGAATCACAAGCCCCTGCGGGAAACTGCCGGGGCTTTTTGCTTTTGCCTCAAACCCGGCACCCATAACTGAACGGCCCAGTGCATAGGCTGGGAACCACCCGGAAGGAAACGCCGGCTCCAGCAGCAGGTGAGCGGAACAGCTGCCACCATCCGCCCCCAGCAATAGCGCCTCCCCCTCCGGGCCGCTGGGTGGCGTGGTGGATACCAAACATGACCGACCGCATCAGGGGGCGCAGGCTCCAACGCATCCGCGCACAGGTGCTGCGAGACAACCCGCTGTGCGTGGCGTGTCAAGCAAATGGCCGCGTCACGCTGGCGACGCAGGTTGACCACATCAAGGCGCTGGTCAACGGCGGCACGG